GCCCCTGGTCGCGGAGGAAGTACTCTGTGCGATCCGGGAAGTAGAGGGTAGCAGAGGCTACCTGGTTACTATCATCAAGTACCTTGCGGACGGCCCACAAGACCTCCCCCGTTCGGGGGTCAATCTTAGCGAAAAGTCCACGAGGCGACTCAACCTTGATGACCGGAATATCGGGCACCCGCAGGGGGTTAGCTTCATCCTCCTCGGTAGGCGCTGAGATCGTGATGTACGATCGGCCATATACGAGGGAGTCTGTCACCTGGTTCACCATCTGGGAATCCAATGAGTTAGCCCGGTACCATGCCCAGAGCTCATCATCTCCAGAGGTGGTAGAATCTCCGCGCTGGAACCCTTCGAGAATCAGACGCTCCGCAATGGCGCTCACGTAGATACGCGGGATACCAACCTGAGCCAGCAGCTTACGCAACTGAGGCGGGGTGGCGATGCCGATTGCCATGTCGCGAGCCTGAGCATTGTAGTAAGACCAGAGCCGCGCGAAGCTCGTCTGGTACTTGTCCATCTCGTTAAACGCCTGGTCGAGAGTGATCTCGACCGGCTGGGGGTTTACCATGTGATAGCGCCTCCTCCGGTGCCGTTTCGTGTCTTTCGGTCAAGCAGGTACTGCTGCCTAGCGCCGAAAGCCAAAACCGCCGTTACGGCCCCGTCAATCTTCCGGCTGGAGTCCTTCGACTCCTTGCGGATGCTGATAGCATCCCAGGGGGTTGGGTGTCGGTGAGCATTCAGAACATACCACCTAAGCAGCGGATCGCCGTTGTGGGTAGCTTCTCCCGACAGGATCGCATCAACGAACCTCTCGCAGTCAAGAGCAAAGCGCTTCTGCGACCCGCGCATATCAAAGCCGATCGGACTATTCGGGCTGGCCCAAACCTTAAGCTTCCTCTTATAATCCCTGCTCCAGGCGTCGATGTACGACTCCATCTCGTGGACGTCCGAACGGAATGCCACAACCTTGTAGCGCTCAAACAGGGAGCGGACAACCGCATCCACATCCTCGCGAGGAACCAGGCCGTCGGGCATCTTCTCAGGGTTCCACGTCCGAAGGAGGAACACAGCCCCGTCGCTGATGCGACAAGCTGAAATAGCCGTGTGGTCGTTCGACTTCGAGCCGTCCAAGCCAAGTGCGATCTTATCTCCCGGCTGGAGCTTCAAACCCTCGCGGTAACCTGAATCCCACTCAGCGGGGGAGAACCAGGCATCTTCAGCAGCGTTGATCTGATTCAGGAACTTGCGCCGCGACTCCGACACCTTGTTACGGATGTCGAGAATGTCGTCGATAATCAAGTCGACGTCGAGCCAGACTGCATCCCCTCGGGCTACCAACAAGCCCTGGCGCAGAGACTCAATGCCAGCGGCGAATCCCTCGGGATCTTCCTTCTCCGACGGGATCTCACCAACAGGCGTGTTTGAAGGGGCCTCTAAAGCATCGTACAGCAAGCGGGTATCGACAGCCTCGCCAGCCAAAGCCTTTTGGTATGCATCCCAGTCCGCCTCCCCTACGCTATCCTGTCCGGGAACGTGAGCGTTGCAAATGCTGAGACTGCGACACGATCCATAAGCTGACTTAGTAACGTTGCCCGCGATGACGTTGGCCATGTCTTTTCCCTGGTTGGACTCTATCCACCACTGCGTTTCATTCTGCACGACGAACGTCGGGCGCTTACCTTCCAGCGCCATAGGCGAACTGGTCACGCCTTCGATCATCTTCCCTCGGTTGTCGTAGACGATCGTCTTGTTGACGTCGAGTCCGAACTCCTCCTTCATATGGGGGGAGATTAGCGAGGGGAAGAGTGTGAATGTGTTCCGCGTCTGATCATTGGAGACAGCAGCAATCTGAACCCAGGGGTCATACTTCGGTCGGCCTACTGCCTGACCCTCAGCGTCGAAATGGGAAAATTCCACAGGTCCTAGAAGCTCCGCCAGCGACAATGCGCCGACCAGGGGGTCCTTGCCCCAGCCCTTCATGCGCCTCAGCGTGCCAGAGCGGTAGACAAACCGCCCGTCAGAATCGACGGCATACCACCAGAGGATGAAACGAGCCTGTTCCATCGTGGGCATGAAAGGCTGGCCCGCATAAGGCCCACCGGGGGTAAGTACGTACTTATAAAGCCAGTTCAGGATACCCCAACCGAGGGTATGTTCGGGGAGAATCCAATCGCCGTTCTCGTCAGTGGCCCACGTCGGGCCGATAAAGTGCGGTGCCGCCATTACCAGCCTCTCGTCGCTCACGCCACTCTACGAATGTTTGGAACGGAGGTGGGGGAAGCTCGAGGCCTTTAGCCGCGGCCCAAAGCTCGATACCCCGCATAAGGCGTGTAACCCAGCGGATGTACTCGAATTGCTCACTCTCCGATTTTTGTAGTTCAGTTATCTGTTCCTGGAGACGTTTCTCCAGTTCGATCTGCCCCTCTTCTAGGGATCGAATACGCTTCTCCGTGTACTCCTCTTTCTTCTTTCGGCTATTTTCCTTTGTCCGGGAGAGCCACTGGAAAGCAGCGGGAATCCCACCAAAACGCTCCTTTAACGTGCGCTCCGAAAACAGGGCTGTTCCGCCGAAGATGAAGAGAAGTACCAAGGTGAGCCACTGAATACCCGGGTGTTGAGGTAAATTCGTTATGTGCTGCACCCAGTCCACTATCAGGCTCCTTTCAGGTACAAAATGTGTTACCCGGCTGCACCCCGCTTCGGCGGGGGAGCCTCTAGCCTGATGCAGTGGGTTTGTTGCTACCTATCAGTAGCGGCCAGTGTTGTTCCCGATGGAGGGAGCAACCTGATCGTCATGAATCTCGGAGCGGACAGCCGCGCCGTACTCATTGATCTTGTTGATCTGGGAAGCAGACCAACCATTGCGGGTTTTCTTAACCCCGAAGACTGTAAGCAGGAAGCCTACAATCAGGATACCAAACTGAACACGCTCATCTGTAGCGAACGGCTGGGTGCCCAGCCACGCAAGCAGAGTTGCGACGAAGCCGACAGCGGAGGTGATGGTATTCGCATTAGCGCGGAACCAGCTCTGCTTCTCGATTTCAGAGTTCAGGAAGTCAGCAAGGAAATCAACCTCGCGGAGTTTGGGGAAAGCCATTTAGGCTCCTTTCTGTTGCTCCAGTTTTCCGACACGCTCATTCAGGGACTTCAGCAGGCTGGACATACTCAGCACCACCTGAAGAGTCTGGTAAGCGTGCGAATCAGCGTTCAGAAGAGCGTCGAGCGGCGTCATATCAACCGTCGAGCCGGGAACGCGGGAGCGGTAGCGGCGATCCAAACGGTCGAAATCCACTTCAGTCTCCTCTTTCTTGCCCCCGAATGGGGGGTTGTCAATGTACTTGTTGACACGTGCGCGGAAGTCGTTCATGTCGATTCCGCCCGGGTCCCACTTCCCTTGGGCCGCGCCCGAATACTCCTTGTGACCCAGCAGAGTATCGGGGGTAGCTCGCTTTCCGAGGAACCAGAGGATCGCAGCGCAGCAGCGGTAGTAGGCGTCTAGCATGGCTGGTGGCCAAGGTGAGGTGCCGTCACTAGCTGCTTCGATGCCGATGGAAACCTGGTTGGCAGCATTGGTGGGCCAGTTAGTGAACCAGCCAGCACCAGCGTGCCACGCAATACCGACGCCAGTTAAGACTGCGGTACCATCTCGGTTAAGGTGAATCTGACTACACAGCCCTAGGTCTGGGTGCTGAGCAATGTAGCCGGGGATGTCAGTGTTCGTGCCTGTGTGGTGCACGACAATGCCTTGAATGCGCCCGAAGTCGCCGTGGCCGCGATCACGCCAGCCTGGCCACTCTTGGACGCGGACACCAAACTGTTTCAGTACTTCTGGCAGGAACGTCGGGTCGCCCCGCCAATTGGGGTTGGGGTTTACCATTACAGCTCCTCTACTGTTACAAGGGTTTGGACTTTGCTCGTCGCGTTGGTGCCAACGCGGATAGCAACTTCAGGCTGTCCGCTCTTTGCAGTCCACATCGTGGTGTCTACGTCTAGCGAAACAGCCTTCATATATACTGTAGACGTCTCATTGCCCAAAAGAGCGTCACCTTTGGTCACTGTGATGTTCGTCACGGTGAAATTATCGATGCCCTGAGTGGTCTCAGGAGTGTACTGAGGCGTCGCAGTAATGCGGTATCTTCCCGTTCCTAGCTGGAGTTTTCCACTTTCAAGGTTCACTCCTCCGCCTTGAACCAACGTTAACTCAACGGGGGTAGTAGGGGGGGTAGTTTTGTCAGTCGAGACCGTCGCCGGGCCGCGGAAAATCGCCTTAGCTTGGCCCGCCGATGGGTCACGATTCGTCCACTTGATAGACTCGTCGATCATCCACGGAGCAGGCACAGAATCCCACGGGTTGTTATTGGCGTCCTCCGCACCACCCGAGAACGTATCGTCAGTGACGTAGATCGAAGCAACGTTAGACTCGCTAGCCTTCTTCAGGATAGCCCGCATCTGATCCTGAGTAGCATTGTGGATCGCATGGTAGAACCGCGTCGGAGGGTACTTTCGGTACACATCAGGAGTGACAGGAGCTTCGGTATCGTTCAGATACTTCTCGGCGTCCTTCTCAAACGACATCAAAATGTCCGTAGCATTTAGAACATCCTCAGTCGTGTTCGTGCCTGGGTTACCCATGACCACGAAACTCTCACCGTACTTAGCCTTCACCGTCTTGTAGATGCGCTGGTAGAACGGGACAAGGTTCTTAGAAGTACCCCAGCCATTCACCATCTCATCCAGGAAGACGCCAGTGACGCCGTACCACTGCACGTACTTGTCGATATCAGCAAGCACGCTCTCGACCTTCACGGTCGCCTTAATCGTCCGAACGTAACCCAACATAGGCTTACGATACGGGCGCAGCTTATCGACCAGCGAAACGAAGTCGTGCTCCTGCTTATCGCCCACCCCCGAACGGGGGTTGATAATGAAGAATGGGGCCTTGTCGATGTGGTCAAACACCGTCTTCCACTTCGAGTTCGTGGCGAAATCTTGATCCGCCCACCAGTAGGTGACCGGCACCCAGTACCGAGACGCTGCATCCAGCGGCAGAGGAGTGTAATCCTCCTTCGGCCCGACCGTCACAGCGTCTGTGTAGTCCGGTGCATTCGGATTCAGGTTCAGGTTCTGGATGAACGCCTTCTTCGGATCAATCGAGCCAGGCGCCGCCTTGTTGCCCGTGATCGAGTTGTTGCCCACCTCGGAACGCTGGTGGCCCTCCTCCAGGTGGATCTTCACCATGTGAGCCGCATAGGACTCATCAATCGTCTTGCTGTCTCTTACACATCTGACGCTGCCGACGATACCCCTTGTGTAGATCTCGGTGGTCGCCGTATCATT